GACATCTCAAATCTTTCGACCTTTCGATATCATAGATGAGTTGTTAACCGGCGTTCTCGAGAAGCCTCGAGAAGGTGGTCAGGATGGGGACAAGAAAGTTACGGTTAGAGATATCACTCGCGAAAGTGATCCTCTATTCAGAACTTTTCCCGAATCCTCGGAAGTGCAAAAAGTCTTAACACTTCCCTCGAAACTGTTCTTTCCTTTTAAAAAAGGCGTTGATACAGCTTTGAGACCGACCGGTAGTATTTTTTGGGAGATATTACCGTCTATTGACAGCAATTGGGTTTCTTTTTATGAACCCTTCCCAGCAGTACGGGCGAAGATAGCTTATTGCTTAGCTTTTTGTGAGGTTATTCTTAACTTCTCATCAAAAAAAACTGAGCTCGTACATTTAGAATTTGATAAGTATTTATCCCAGCTGTCGGGCTTTTATGCACTTCCTTATTTGAAGTACACAAAAGTGATAAAATATCAATATGCTTATCCCATGGCAGTAATAATGCGGCGTTCCGAGTGTCTTTTGATCAAGTCCAAGATTTTATCTGGTGAACTTGACAACCCCAATGGGTGGTATGACGCTCCACTAATGGAATACCACTATATTACTAAATTGCCGCCCCTCCCATCTTTTTGTAAGGAGGGGGTTGGTCTCTCTGGTCCGTTTCGCCGAGCCTACCGTAATCGCATGGTTTCTCACCAATGCGCTAGGTTTGCTTGGGAAATTGCCCAAGGTGTTAAGAGAGCGTTACCTACGCCCGACAAGTCCTTAGCCTTCGCTTCATTGATCAATCACGCTGTCGCATTGGGAACTCCTCCTACCTTCGATTTTAAGTCCGAAGGATTAGTTGTGGAGTCCATTATCGCATTCGTTGATGAGGTTTTTGGAAGCAAGCCCCGTTTTGACTATGATTTTGATCTAGCAAATACGGAACTTTCACAGTCAGCATCTATCGATCGTAATCGTCGATTTGGTGGGACTCGTGAGGACTTTGTACTCAAACATCTTGAACATTCAACAAAAAATTGGTTTTCACAGGAGGCGGCTTCTGTGAACGGTAGAAAGCAGATGTTCCATGCGATGGGCCCTTATGATCCATCTATGTTGCATTCTGTCTCTCAAGAAGGTAAAAGTAACTTAGGTCACTCTCATCTTTCTATTAGAGATATCTATCGTGATCTTGATCCAGTAACTGCACCTGTTTTTAAGGGGGTTACTTTCAAGCCTGATCGTGATTATATTGTTGAAATTCCTCGAGACTCTTATACTCGTGTTCCTTTCTATAAAACTGTCTCTGGTTTCACTAAAGCCTATGTCCGGGATTTGATCTCGAAGTGTACATTTACACCTTCGAAAAAACCCGAGGCACTTGCTATTGCGTTACCAGAACCTAACAAGTTTCGTATTATTACAGAACAGGAATCCGACGGCAATGTATTAGGTAAACCGGTGCAAAAAGGAATGTGGCGCGCTTTGCGTTGCTATAAACCTTTTGTTCTGATTGGAGAACCATTAGACCCTTCCCACTTTTCACAGATAGACGATTTCTCAGTGTTTCAAACTGATGAATTTACCGATCTTCTGGGTGGTTTGTCCTTTAATGATGATTTATTTCCTAAGATGGATTTGATCGTTAGTGGAGATTATTCTGCCGCTACCGATGGATTAGATCCGGAGTCGATTAAAATACTCTTCTCTCGAATCCTTCTTCACCTCTCCCTCTCCAAATCAGAAGTTCTGACGGGTCCAATTATTAAAATCATTCAAGAGAATCTTTACGGTTTATCAATTCGATATCCGAAAGATCTAAACGAGTGGATGAGTTCAGAGTATGAACATTACCTTGAAAAGGGATCATGTGACCCTCTTCTCACTCACTTTTTTAGTTTTAATAATCCCGATGAACCACTTGCCTGTTTTTGGCTACCTAATACTGGTGTCTGTTTTCGACCTGGTGACCCGGAGAACTTCCTCTGGGTGGAGCAAGTGACGGGCCAATTCATGGGCTCGATTGTATCCTTTCCCACGTTGTGTATGTTGAATTATTTGTGTTGGTTGGACTCCTTGGTTTCCTATTTTACGATCAAGGCCTTCCGAAAACCCATTCCAGATTACTATAGGGACATATCTGATTATTTCATAAGAAATATCAATCTCTCCCCAGTTCTAATTAATGGCGACGATATATCCTTTCGGACTAACGCTGACCATTATGAATTCTGGTTACGTTCATTGAAGAAATTTGGCTTTACCCCTTCTCAGGGAAAAAACTTTGTTTCTCCAGATTTTGTAACATTGAATTCTGAACTCTTTCTCGTTGATCGGTTATCACCTATTCGTAGGTATATTCGACAACCCTATTGTAATCTTGGGTTACTTCACAAAATCGGCCAGAATGTCGCTGTTAGAGCTTCATCTCTGCCTCACATGCCGTTATCTGATTTCTATGAATTGTCGGTTAATACCTCTGCTAACCCAGAGAGGACTCATGACCGATTTATTCACAACCACCTTGAGACTATTAAATCCATGACTGATGGAGGATATTTCAACCTCTTTATGTCACCCCTTCTGGGCGGATTTGGTTTCAAGACTGTAAATAGGAAAATCAAATATACGGACTCACAACTTCAGCTGGCTGACGCTTATCGTCGCCACTGGCGGGATCTTAAAGATACTTTTCTCCAAGACCTCTCTTCTGTCGAAAAACAGACAATCCATTTTTCCATGGATGACAAGGATGTTATTAACCCTTTTGTCACAAATTCTAATGCTGGGTTTATTTCTTTTCTGAAGCCCTATGATGTTCCTAATAGAGATCTGAAGCCCTTGGGACGTCCCATCATGCCTCCTCTCTTTCAGCCAGGTAACTGGTCGAAATTTGAGCGCAACCGTATGGGTCATTATGTCAAACCCCCTCGAAAATGGATAGAAAATCTTCGAAAAAAAGGTTCAATCAGGAGAAGCGATAAGCTTTCACTGATGAACTTTAATCTCAAGTTCTTCCAATCAAATTCTGAGTTTGTCCGACGTCCTCCAAGTGTGAAGAAGCTGGGTATCGCGTTACCTATTGATTATGACTTTATCGCGAATTCTGAAAGTCATTTTATTGCTTCTTCAAACCAGATTTATTCTACCTCAGATCTCTTAGTATAGTCTATGCAGACTTTAAATGCTATGGTGTTCTATACCTTGTATGCCAAAACGGTGCCCTACAATTGTTCCAGTAGGGATCAAAATTTCCGTACCAAGTGAGTCCACTCTATACTTTATTAAGTTTAAATAGAGTCTATACTCACGGATGGTCAAGAGACTACACGGCATATGCTTAATTGCACGTATAGAATGTATAGTCCCCGCCTATTCGGGGAGACCATACTTATAGGAATGAACAACCAAACTAAAAAGCTTCAGAAAAAGAATTCCGATTTGAATAAGAAGTTACAGCGTTTAACAATTACGGCTGCAACTCAGAAGAAACAAAAACAAAAACAGGCGTCCCAACTAGTCGCCAAGATCAACCCTCATGTGCAGACTTTTAAGTCAACGATTTCCCGTGGGATTCGTTCGGCCTATGAGGCTGCAAAGGCACGGTATGCTTATATGCTCAAAGATTTTCTCGATCCTAGAGCTAGAGGTGCCATGTACGAGTTAGGTGTCAATATGGTTCCTTACCAGAGACACTTTACTATCTACGTACAGGGTGCGAATATCGGCACGAATATTCTCTCCTTTTTTCCAAATCCTGTTTTTGCAGGTTATTTGGCCAATCTTGTATTGGCTTCTTGGAATGGAGTGAAACCCGTGGCGATCTCTTCCACACTACAGACCCTTATGGATTCTGCTAGTGGTACCTCAGCAACCGGTATGTCCAATATATGTGACTCGTATAATGTAGTCGGTGGTGGAGTTAGAGTCTCCTCCATGCGTGCTTCATCATTGTCCGCTGTCAATGTATCGGCTCTGCCTTTTGCCATTTGTGGGCAGGGTTATCCCAACTCACTTCTCACTTCCATCACCTCCATGGATAATACTACTGCCACAGAGTTCGGTACCTCTCTTCTTGGGTCCGATTTATCTCTCTGCAGTTTTAACTCAGCGGAGGAAGTGGCTCAATTCACTACTATGGATGTTATGGAACTTTCTCAAAATTTCCATTTCACCGCTAATAATGAAGGCCAATCCCAACAGATCCTTAGATCCACCGGAGTCTCAACTTATCATGACTCCGCGAATGCGGCTAGAACTCTTGTTGGTTACGTCAATGTCCGAGATTCAGACGGTCTTGTCTTTAAATCGGACTCCGACGCTTCCAATGGTTCTACCAACTCGCTTGGTTGGAATGCAATCAATATTCGTTTTGATGGCCCAGTTCTTACTGGTGACTTCATCAAGTGTGAATTTATGTTGCACCTCCAAGGTGCTGTGGACCTTGAAACCAACGGCTCTGGTTCTTTTCCTCCTCAACCTGTGTCTATGAAACACGGTTTCGGTGCGAAGGAAGCTTGGAGCATGGCGCAAACTGCTGCCAAATTTGTTGGTGACTACGGTCCCTCTATTATCCGTACTGGTGCCATGATGGCGGCTCGATCTAATTTACCTCGAGCCGTGAGTCGTTTGATGATTCAGAACAATAATTATTAATATTGTTATTGTTCTGTCATGTTTTTGTTTGTTTCTTCTTCTGGCTTTATACATAAGGATTTGTTACCTTTGTGTCTCTAGCCCCCCTTATTCAATTTAATCGAATCTCCCTGCTTCATTTGCTCGACTTTGGCGAGTACTTTTGTGGTTTGATATGATCTATAGGTTACATCTATTATAGTATCTAAGATTTGGGTCTGATCCCTTATCGAAGATATCCAAGAACGATGTAATACAACACCATTAGATCACAGGTCTTCTTTGAGATAATTTCCCTTGAAAACCTGGTAGTAAGTGCCTAAACGGTACGTAAAGGATAGGAATGTAAATGTAAAAAAGCATTCCACGTATTCTCTTTTTCAGGTGAAGTGTCTATATATAGACAGCCTGCTCATGTTGAATATGTTGTACCGTACTTACTATCTTATTACTATGAACCCACATTGAGTGTGAAAGTTTAAAATCTTTCCACTTCACCTGACAAAACTCAAGAGCTTTTCCAGGTAAAGTAAAACCATCGATTAATGGACCAGGCGAATCCTGACCAACCTTCCCAACTCATCTGTGGGTGTGAAATGAAAATGACTTAATAAAAAATTTTTGAGCCTTAGGCTGACCTTTGTCATTTGGGGTCCACACACCCATCCCGC